ATGGTCAATTGGCCGCCTCTGTTAAAACAACGAATGTTCCGAAGCCCACTGCAACAAGACTTGCTTTATCCAATGGAACTTTTACAGGCAGAGCCTCCTATCTGCTTTCAAAGACATCTGCAATGAGCGCATCTGAAGTTGCCTCCGATTATTCCACGAATACGAATACACTAGGAGAGCCTTATGACTCACTCTTTCCTTCATTAAATCTCAATCTATGTCCTTCCGGCAATTGTTTTTCAGGCCCTTCCGTGCGCCCAAGCAATCCTCTCGTTGTATGGAAGTCCGATTACTAAAACCCTTGCTCAAACAGAATGAACGCTGCCGCCACTGCAACACCTGCGGGTTCACTAGGTAGACTTGTTGGTGGTATTGTGATACTTGTTGTAGCAGGTGTCTTGCTGTATTACCTCTACGATTACCTGTTCAATGTTACGCAGACACAGACAAAGGCTTCAATTGTGCCTAACCCGATTGCTTCACCCACTACCCTGATTCAATATCCTGGCACATCACAGGATGATATAAAACTATCGCAGTACATCTTTACGGGCGGTGAAATGACTGTATCGTTCTGGATGTATGTAACGGGTGCTGGAAGTGACACGACCAATAAGCGCCACATCCTAAATCTGGGGAGAACAGCTACTGATAATGCCTCCACTCTAATTGTAGCACTTGGTGGTAAGACAAATACACTCCATGTTCGTGTAAATGACGGTAGTAGCCAGAGTTTCGTTTTTAATAGTTTCATGACAACCAGTCCTGATAGTGATACAGCCTCTCCCTGCAATGTGCAGAATGTGGAGTTTGGCCGCTGGGTGAATGTAACAGTTGTACTGAACAACAATCTGTGCGATGTCTACATGGATGGCCGTCTCTCACGCTCCTGTGTGCTCAAGGGACAGTTCCAAGTGAATGGTTCTACATCAACACCTCTCTATTTCTTCATCCTGAATCCTGATGTTGGAACAGGTGGTTCTCGTGTAAAGACAGACTGGAATGGAAGTCTGTCAGGCGTCAACTTCTACAACTACGCACTTTCTCCGGATGAAACCTATCGTATCTACATGGCGGGTCCTTCCGGCTCATCAGGTGATTTATGGTCATCAATTAAGTCATTCTTTGGTCAACTTATGCCCCCTGCACCTGTAGTAGCGAAATCAACGTAAGTGACACATCTATATTTACAAATGAGACGTCTTCATAAGTCGATTCCTTTGTATAGAATATCTACAGTTTGTAGATTGTGATGGAGGCGCCTCTGAATACCAGCAGTGGCAGTTTCATATTTGGAAACGGACTCATCCCGCAGATTCTCCTTGCACTCATTGCGGGCATAGTTATTTTTCTGATTTTCTTCAGTTTTGAGTCACTCGTAAAGACCTATTACAAGTACTCGATGTCAAAGACGGTCATTGTGCCGAATACGATTATGAGCAGTCAGTCCATTGTTGTTCGCCAAGATCCCAGTGACCCGAACAGTAAAATGCTGCTTCCGTCAGACAATGAATTTACAGGCGTTGAATTTACATACAGTTTCTTTCTGTTCATTGACCCGGCGACCTTTGATACAAGTGATGGTCTCAAGCATGTGTTCTACAAGGGCTACTCGACACCGTTCCCGCTTCTAGGCCCGGCCGTATTCGTTCGCTCAGACGAGAATACACTGCGCATCTTCATGAATTCCTACAAGTCATGGTACAGTTATGTGGACATCCAAAATGTACCTGTGCAGAAGTGGTTCTATGTAGCCGTTGTATTCCGTGCAAATACTCTTGAGGTCTATATCAATGGAAATCTGAAGGGGCGTATTCCGATGGAGAAGACCTACCCTTACCAGAACTACCAGAATCTGATTATCTTTGGCCAATCCAAATTTAATAGTAATACTACACTGGGAAATAAGGTAGTCAATCTCCAGGGTGTCGAGGAGGACTATAAGGTGACGGGCACAATGGCCGGTCAACTCAGCCGTTTCTACCACTACAGATATGCTCTCTCCTTTGCTGAAATACAGGCCAATGCAAATATGGGACCGAGTTCAACAATTGACATGCCAACAACACAGTCTGCTGGCTCCTATCTGCAGAATGCCTTGGTTGATTCCTGGTATACAAGTTAAATACCGTGTATCTTAAAGACTTTACTAGTGGGATTTAGAATCCCGATATTAAAGCCTCACGAAATAGAAGGGTAAGCAATGACTGGAGGCGGTCTATTAGCACTAGTAGCCTATGGCTCTCAAAATGTAATTCTTAGCGGAAATCCGGATATGACCTATTTTTATAAGGTATTTCGTCGCTATTCACACTTTTCAATGGAGAGTGTCTCTGCACAAATGGATGGTCCCGATCAACTCTTTTTTGATCAACCGATCAAAGTTCGTTTCAAGATTCCTCGTGTGGCCGATTTAGTGAGTGACCTCTATTTCTCTTTTCAACTTCCTGACATCTATAGCAAATATATCTCTCCGCAAGTGCGAAATTTTCAATATGAGTTTCAGTGGTCAAAATACATTGGGTGTGCTCTCATTCAAAACGCCGCAGTGTTCATTGGTGGCCAGAAAATTCAGGAGTTTGACGGAACCTATCTACTTGCAAAGGCTCTTGCAGACTATAAAACAGATGAATTCTACAAATGGGAACGGTTGGTGGGCAATGTGGCGGAACTTGTCGACCCAGCGAATGGCATTTATGCAGGCGGCACAAATCAGACAGGCTATCCTAGCGTGATTCGCGATACAAGTCTTCCTCTCGGATCACAATTGAATCGCCCATCACTCTTTGGACAGACAATTCGTGTTCCGCTCCCTTTTTGGTTTACACAGGCAACAGGCTCTGCACTTCCGCTTGTAGGACTTCAGTACCATGAATGTGAAGTTCAACTGACACTCAATCCAATTAATCAACTCTATACTGTTCTTGATGCTTCAGGTTTCCGTGTGGCTCCTGGAGTTCAGACGACGGCTCCCCTTGTAAATTTGCGCTCAAATCTTCCGGATTACACAACAATTGTGGACCTTAGTGGACAACTCAATGCCTTCTTAACCGACATTGGTGCAGTTGTGCCCGCCCTCAATACATGGAATCTACAGCCTACACTTGAGACAACCTATGTGTATTTGCCTGAGCAAGAGAGAAATCTCTTTGCATCAACTCCACTCTCTTATCTATTACATCAAGTGAGTTGGTATCCCTTTCCAGCACTCTATACCCGCCAGATTCTAGATCTTGATACGCATAATCCTATTGAGCGCCTACTCTTTGTAAATCGTCGCTCTGATACTCTACAATATCGCAACGACCTTGCAAACTGGACAAATTGGTGGAACTATCCTTCAACGCCTTATCTGGCTCCACCTGGAACAATTCCTCTTTTGACACAAGCCTTTTCATCAGGTGTATTTATTCAATTTGCACAACTCCAGATTCTACAGAGTCTACGAGTTCTCTGCGATGGCAATGAAATTCAGGAGATAAAACCGATTGACTACTTTACAAAGGTCGTCCCCTACAAATATACCAGCGGCGACCCTGGTGAAATTCTGCCAATCTACAGTTTCTGTCTTCATAGCCCAAATCATCAACCATCAGGTTCACTGAATTCCAGTCGTATTCGTGTCTTCCAGGTGGAAGTCAATCCGTATACACTGCCTCCAAATACAACCTATGTCTATGATTTGACCATTTATGTTGAATCCATCAATTTCGTGGAGTTCGCGTCAGGTATGGGTGGACTGAAGTATGCTCTATAAATAGGATGGGGCAAGGAGCAAGTCAATTGTTCGATAATCTTACATATAACCCCGATGTTCGGCGTCAAAAGGCGGCCGACCAAAAAGACGCGGCAAAGACTCGCGACATCTACAGAGACACACTTACACAGTTGCAGACGAATATTCAAACTGATTCTGCATCAGGTGGAATTACACCTGAGGGAGCCACGCTTATGCAGGGGGTCGTAGACACAGGGATGACATGGCTGCAACAGCATCCCAGTGCTCTTTCAGATTCCATTGATGCACAGAGTCAAATCACAATGGATTCAATGACTGCACAAATAAATGCCGATAAGATTCGAATTGTATTCTATAATTCGCTAAAACTCTGGAACTATACACTTCTGCAACTTCAAAATCAAAATCTTGTCTCCGCAGATAAGGCCACACAGTTCCAACAAGTGCTTGACCAAAATCAAGTGTGGTATACCAAGAATTTAACATCTTCTTTGTCTATACTCCAGACACAGATTGGCACCATTGTGAACAGTGCCAGTTCAATTCTCAATGAGCCCGCTGCAATCCAAGAGATTCAACAAAAGGCTATAAATGATCAGAAATCCAGTGGCAGTAATTTAAATGAACTCATGGCGCAAGCCGCCGCTGCTAAAGCCGAAAAGGAGAAACTGGAGGAATCACAGTTCAGTGGTGACCGTGTAAAGCAGAAAATTTGGGACCAGACCATTTCGGGACTTTTTACAATGCTCTATCTGGTAATAGGTCTCTACACTGGCTCCTTAGTTGCAAGTGATTCACTCGTTCGCCCCATGTCAATTCGCATTCTCTATTTTATCTATGCTGTTCTCTTATGGTTTCTGGTACTCCCCTATTATCTCTATCGCTCCTATACAAATCATCCGCCCTTTATGGGTTCCTATCTATTTCCAATCTATCCCTACAATCCTGATGAAGTGAAAAAGGACTCCTTTTTTGAACAACTTATCTGGTACAAAGATCTTCCTTTAATTCAAAAGGCTAAAGAAGACTATACTGCTGCTGCAGAGGCAATCATTGCCGCGCAAAAATCGATAGGTTAAACCCGAATGGTGAATATTTAGTAGAAATGGCCCCTATTATTGTAAGTGTGATTACACCGACTTACAATAGAAGACGTTTTATTCCATACCTCATTCAATGCTACGAGAATCAAACATACAAGAAAGAGAACATGGAGTGGATTATTCTGGATGATGGACAAGATAAAGTAGACGATCTTTTCGCTGAGGCCGCAAAGAAAATTCCTAATATTCACTATATTCCTCTTGATGAGAAACTGACAATTGGTGAAAAAAGGAATCGACTTAATGATGAGGCAAAGGGTTCGATTATTGTCGCCATGGATGACGATGATTATTATCCACCTGAGCGCGTAAGTCATGCAGTTGCCCGTTTTTCAAATAGTAAGGATATTCAACTTGCAGGCAGTTCAGAAATCTATATGTATTACTCAGATGTAAAAGAGATTTATAAACTAGGTCCCTATAATCGAAATCACGCTACAAACGGCACAATGGCCTGGCGAAAGTCATATTCAAATAGCCATCGGTATGATGATACTGTTACACATGCAGAGGAGCGTTCCTTTCTTGATGATTATAAGAATCCTATGATTCAACTGGATCCCTTCAAAGTGATGCTCGTAATGAGCCACAGTGAAAACACATTTGATAAGAAAAAGATGCGTGATGATGTTGGAAAGAATCCATTTATTGCTAAGACTACATATAAACTTAAAGATTTTATTAAGGACCCTGACATGCGCACTTTTTTTGCGAATGCCTAAAGTTAGAGATAAGACGCTCTTTAGTTGAATGATTCATAACGCTGATGTTTTTACAGATCTATATAATAGACCATTTGTAAATGGATGCACTTCAGAGTCACATATGATTGATCAACCATCAAGTATACGTGTCCCCCTTCGCGCTCATCAGCGTGCAATTATTTATCAAATGAATACTCTTGAAACGTCCTTGCAAAAAGGATTTGATATCTCAGGTGAAACACTCTTTAGTCGATATGCGATTCTAGGTGATTCGGTGGGTGTAGGCAAGTCTCTTATGGTTCTTGGTCATATTGCAAGTAAACTTAATAGTGTACCCCCAGTCTCTTATAAATCTCTAAATAATGAATCGAAGCCCAATCTCTACAGTCTTAAAACGACGGTATATAGTGATTTATCTAATTCACCTGCACTTCTTGTTGTACCCCATACACTGTTCAGACAATGGGAGGACTATATTACAAAGCAGACAACGCTTGAGGCTTTTTATATACGCACTAAGCGGTCGCTCGATTCAAAGACATTAGTTAAGAAAATGATGGAGTCTGATTTTGTTCTTGTCAGCAATACTTTGCTGGGCAAACTTCTAGAGGAGGTGCATAATAAAGTCTATTTTTCTCGAATTTATATGGACGAAGCCGATAGTATTTATATTCCGAGTACACACACCTTTCCTCAAGGGAATTTTGTCTGGTTTATTTCGGCAACCTGGCCAAATTTAGTCTTTGAGAATGAACGGGTTTGGTTATCAAATGCTCATGTTCAGCGTATTATGCAGCGCCCTGAGTTTATTCACTATGATCCATCCTTTCAGGCACAGTTTGCCGAGGCCTTAGTGCCAGGTCGTGGATATTTTTCGCGGTATACATCACGGTCAGGACTCTATTTGCGCGACTATCTACGAAATCATCATCCATTTCGTTCACATGTTGTGCTCAAATGCCGTGACTCCTTTATTCAGGAATCCATTTCACTTCCTCCACTCTTTACACAGACCATTCTTTGTGAACCCACCGTTGCACAGAGAATTTTATCAAGCGCAATTCCTACGAATATACAGAATCTTCTAAATGCAGGAGATATCACATCGGCACTTACTGCCCTAGGTGTTCCATCCGATTCGCCGATGAATCTGATTCAAGCCGTTACAGAGCATCGTCAGAAGGAACTCAAGCGTCTTGAGCGTCTCTATGTCTTCAAGTCTGAGGAGGAGTACGCATCACCGCAAGTTAAGGAGCAGGCACTGGCGAATCTACAGGGCAAAATCAATGGTCTCAAGGAGCAGATTGAGAGTATTAAGCAGCGCATTGAGAATTATAAAAAAGAGATTTGCGCAATCTGTTTTGATGAACCGAATGATGCTGTTCTCACACCGTGCTGTTCTCGTATTTTTTGTGGTGGCTGTATTCTTATGAGCCTGAGTCGTATTCAAGGATGTCCCATGTGTAGGTCGCCTATCCAAGTGGCTGCTCTACAGGGTGTTTCAGAGAAAGTTGCTGTAGCCAGGCCAGTGGCTCAAGCCGCACCAATTCCGCCCAAGAAGATTGATGCCTTACTGAATTTAATTCGTTCGAAGCCGAATGACCGGTTTCTTGTCTTCAGTCGCTATGAAAATCCTTTCAGGATGATGCAGGAGACACTAGAGGCGGAGAGGATTACAGTCGAGACTGTAAAGGGAAATAAGGATGTAATAAATAGTGTTCTACACAAGTTTGATAGTGGAGAGTCACGAGTCTTATTACTGAACTCGAATCACGCGGGGGCCGGTCTGAATATCACATCGGCGACCTATGTGGTATTATGGCATGCTATGACAACGGAGGAGGAGAAGCAGATTCTGGGACGGGCGTACAGAATGGGAAGGACAACTCCCTTGAATTTTGTAAAATTGGTGCATCCTGATGAAGTTCGTAACTAAAGTTACGAACAAACCCCCTTGCGGGGGAAGTGCGCAGTTAAACCTGCGCACTAACCTGCTTCGCAGGGAGGTTCGGAGCTGAAGCCCGCGGCCTCCATCTAAGAAAAAAATCACCAATACAGTAATGCGCATTGCCATTTGTCTCTTCGGTCAACCACGAAACTACCAAAAGGGTTATGAAGTACTCACACAGTTTCTTACAGAGCAAAAAGATGTTACTGCAGATTTTTTCTATCATACCTGGACGTTAGAGCCAGGTCGCATTTATCCGACCTTTTCACCAAGACACATTAGTATAAGTAATCTTACTTATAATCAAAATACAATTAGTGAATTAAATAAACTTTATAAACCTATTGCTCATAGTTATGAAACTCAGAAAATAGACTTTACCCCCCAAAGATTTGAAACAACACTTGCCTATAAAAATACAGTGAGTCCAAAGAAAAAAGAAAATATGAATAATGTCCTATCGCAAATGTATTCAAGGTCGGCTGTTCGAAATCTACTCAATCAGCACATCCTTTCGACAAACACATTCTATAATACAGTTATTATGACTCGATTCGATTATGGAGGGGCACTTAATTTTAAACTCAATAATCTGGACCTCTCTTACACATATGTAGCAGGAAAAAACTATCCACAACGATGTATTTTGCCTGATACATTTATTATGGCTCCTCAAGCCATTTTTCTTGATTGGTTTGCCATGTTTGAAAACATGGACCGTGTATTAAATACTACAGATGTTTATACAAGTGCAAAGAAATATGGAGAGACTATTGAAATAAATGGAGAAGAGATTATTCTGGCTCACTATCTATTTTATAATGCAGGCCTTGAGCGAGTAAAGTATTCCCCCTTTATACAAATCGGACTCTAAACAGGCCGTCCCTGCAGAAGTGTATCCGCAGTGGCCATATTAAATCGTAAATTATTCAAACGCCGCTTTCTGTCAATCTTGAGACCTTCTCCTAGAAGTAACTCCAGATCGGCTCCCATGGAACTTAACCGAATTGGCAAGTCGCGTGAATCAGAGAGTTCGCACAAAAGTTTCCATGCATTGAACATTCCAGACTGCCGAGTCAATACAGATGTATAGCGCAATCCACTCGCCTCAGGCATAACTGCATCCGCCGCCACAGGATACCGTTCCGTTAAATGAAGTCCAAGATTCTTGAGTTTGAGTGCATGAGAAAACGGTAGTAGATTCCAGCACTGATAGAAGAATGCCCAGTAATCTGCGCGGTCCGATTCCGCAAGTGAATCAAAGAGTTCTACATACGTCTTCCAGAGTTCACCTTGGTCACGCCCCGTAGCAAAGAGTCGCTCAGGTAGATTCTCAGCCGCCACAAGTCCTGCTAGATTGCCTTCGTTGTTTTCGATATCAAGTTCAATCCAACTGTGCCACGGATTCCAGAGGCACCACCATGCAATTGGCAAAACCCCTTCAGGATAATCACTGAGTTCAGTCTCTTCTTCAAGACCTGCCACATAACGCTTCAGTGCACGGAGATCTCCTGATAATTCACTTCCCTTCTCCCAACTCGGCGGCAAACTGCACTGAAGCCACTTCTCTACAATTCCGCGCGGAGCAGGACCCACTTCAAAGGTTGTACAGAGTTTGGAGATTTGTAGAAGCGATCTGTTTTCAAGACTATTGCTAATCAAGATCAGCGGATTTCCAGGATTCGCCTGCGTCCATCCTCGTAGATAAGTTGTCAATTCGGATAAACCACCCTTTTCACCTGAACTCAGGCCATCGATTTCATCAAGAAGGACACCAATGCCTCCCTTTTTCCCCGTACTCATCTGTTCAAGTACACCACCTTGACAAAGTAACGGCAGAATTGTCTTGCGAAAAGACGTACCCGAGCGTGTGTGACTCGCGTTAAATTCGACAACCTTAAGTCCATTTGCATGAAAAAGTCGATAGGTCAATGTTGTTTTACCAACTCCAGGGGCTCCATACAGGAGCGCAGCCGCAGTGGGGCGTTTCTCAATCCAGGCATGAAGCTTCGCTTCTAGGTCGGGATGTAGACATACATCGTTCGTCTGCATTCTAGACTATCTCTAGGGTTCCTCTTAGACCCTTTTAAAAGGTAGGGAAAGGAGGCTTGATATTCGCCGATGAAACACCGTCATAAATACCCTCCCATCTGAGTCCTGACGCCATTAATAAAGGCTGATAGAGAGTTGCCGTATTTGTCTGGGTCAGTGGGAGATAGTTGCCAGTACGAGCAGTATCGACAACACTTGAGTCAGTGAAACGAGTGAGTTTGCTTACACCCATTGCATCTACGCAATAGTAGTTTGCACCGACTTGTTTCAAACTGAGGAAATCCGGACAATAGTTAATCTGGGGGGGCCAACTCTGTGTAGTGGATGTGGCTCCAAAGAAGGTTGTATTCAGACGAAGTCCGCTGAACCAGCGGAGGCCAAAGAAGATCAGGGTGGCAAGAGCCGCAAGTAAGATACCTGCACCAGCGTAAAATTTGCCTGATTGTAAGAAATAATAGGGTACGCCTAGACCCACAAGCGCGCCAACCAATATGTAAATGATAAGACTGAAATCAATACCAAGGTCCATCCTATTTTTCACAGTGGATAAAAAAATAGCCGTGTGAAAAGGTATACTGTTTAGCGGCCGTACGGGACGACAGGCGCAGACGGGCCTGTGCCATCGAAGCCGAGCTCGATGTAGCCGGTGAGGAAGTCCTGGACAGGCGTTGTGTTGATCTGGCCCGCAACGCCGTTGGTGGAGAGCGCAAAGTTAGCGCCGTTGCGCTGGCTGTTGTTCACAACGAGCTGCACCTTGCGGAAGGTGCGGCCGGCGGAAACGACCGTCCTGCCCATATCCTTGAGGAGACCCGCGCCGGCACCGTTGATGGATGAGAGGTAAGGGTTGCCGTTGGTCGCATACGGGCTCGCAACGCCGTTCACTGTGGCAGCAGTGGGCAGCGCCCAGAACGCCTGCTGGATAGTCGCAGTGCCCGCAAAGTTGAAGCCAGCCTGCTGGAAAGAACCACCCGCACCGCTGCCGTTGGTGATAGCATACACAATGCCCTGCAGGGAGGAGACAGGCATAAAGTAACCGAGGTCCGCTTGATTCTGCTTAATTCCAGCGAGAAGAGATGTCATTTTATATTAGACCTTTAGAAAAAAAACGAAGCCGGAAGAATTTTAGTTTTCATAACAGAGATTAAAAATATCCATATGAAACTATTTAGAAGCCATACTGAACAACCGGAGCCGATGGACCCGTACCCTCAAAACCAAACTCAATGTAGCCGGTGAGGAAATCCTGGATGGGCGTTGTATTGATCTGGCCGGCAACACCATTGGTGGAAAGCGCAAAGTTGCCGCGGTTGCTCTGGCTATTGTTCACAACGAGCTGCACCTTGCGGAAGGTGCGGCCGGCGGAAACGACCGTTCTGCCCATATCCTTCAGAAGACCCGCGCCCGCACCGTTGATGGAAGAGAGGTAAGGGTTGCCGTTGGTCGCATAGGGGCTCGCAACGCCGTTGACCGTAGCAGCAGTGGGCAGCGCCCAGAACGCCTGCTGAACCGTAGCCGTGCCCGCAAAGTTAAAGCCACCCTGCTGGAAAGAACCACCCGCGCCGCTGCCATTGGTGATTGAGTACACGATACCCTGCAGCGAGGAGACAGGCATGAAGAAACCACTAGTATTCTGCTTGATGCTAGGAAGGCTCATTTGTTATATTTACAGAATAGAAAAAAAACCCTAATGTAGAAGAATGGCAAGGGCAAATCCACCGGATTTTGAATTACCTTTAACAACCTACAACCGCAGTGGACAAAATGGACGGGTGAATATGGACCCGAAGAGTTCTGCCGGTGGCTCGGCGCCCTCCGACTTTCCTGGATATAAATACCAAACGACCAGTGAGCAGAATTTTGAGACAGATATGCTCCGTGGTAACTGGGAAACAACACCAGTAAGCAAGCACTTTTTTTCTGCAGAGAATATGAAAGTTATTCAAAATGGTATTCGCCGCGAAGTCTTTACTCGGAGTCAGCCGAAGGGTTATGTGATTGATGACCAGTCGGTAGATGAATTAAAAATGATTATGAGAGGAATCTATTATCAGTACAGTCGCAACTTATCTACAGATGTTGCTGGTCAAATTGCTGACCTCAATCAAAAAGTTCTTGACTGGTCAGTTCCGCATGTACTCAGCGCAGTCGACCATTATGTATATTATATTGATGATATCAGTCATCTTCCGGTTCCTTTGGCCCAGCCACCAAATCTGAGCCGTGCGGGGACTCGCACACTACCGCTGGGTCAGTTTATGTAAGATATTTTTATGTCTAACGACCTACAGCCTTCTTCTTAACAACCACAGTCTTCTTCTCTGAACCACGGGCCACCTTGTGCTTCTGCCAGCTTTGCTCAAAAGCCTGCAGATCCTCAAGCCAGAGTTCAGAAGCCGTCGTAGCCTCAAGTTTATTCAGTAGGTCCTGAGCCCGCGCAACAGCATCCTCCTGCTCCTTCACTGCAGACGCCTTTACGCGATCCATCCGCATCCGCAGGAGATACTCATATGCGTCTACAGAATCAGGAGTCTCGGGTGCAGAGAGTGGAGGAAGTTCATGATCCTGCATTGCAGCAACGATCTCTTCATCACTTGCACGCCTGAGTTCCATAGTATCGTGAAGGACCGCACGAAGGAACCGTGCCTTTGCATCGGCTTCACGAACCTCTGCGGCCAGCCGCTCCATCTCCTTGTGGCGCCGCGTCTCATAGGCTCCAAGCCTAGGGTCAAAGTACGCCTCTAGAAGGTCGCCAATTGTTGTGTAGCGACAGATTTGCAGAGAACTGTCAAAGCAGACCATATTTGACGTCTTCCAACTGCTCGACAACTTGAATCGCTTCTCAAAGTCATCGCTGTCTGCCTTTGCATCCTCATAGTAATCCGCATCAAGATAGAGTACAAACTTTACCTCCACATCGTTATAGAGGTCATCAAAACTCTTGAGCACCTGCTTAGCCCCCTCCTTCGGCTCAGCAGTGAGCATCTCATCGAGGAACACCTTGTAGTCTTTCGTCCATACTCCAACAGGCAGTTCATCAATTGTCACTGCACGCTTGGAATCATCAAATGTATAGAGGCCGCGAGTCACATAGGTTGCATCTGCTGTCTTTACAACAGCCCCACGGAAACCAAACCACCACGGCTTCAGTTCAAGTCCCTCCAGAGTCTCACGCGTTCCAGCCAGACGCTCACGCATTAGCGCAATCACCTCATCAGGATTGTGCGGGGGAATGTCCGTGCTAAATCCAGTACCAATGCCTACACAGCCATTAATCGCGAGCAGCGGAACAACTGGCAGATAAGTCTCAGGCTCTACAATCAGACCATCATCATCAATATGATTGAGAATTGCCTGGTCCTCCTTGCGAAAGAGCGTATCCATAATAGGCTCCATGTGCGTATGAATATACCTGGCAGACGCTGCATCCTTGCCACCCATGAGTCGAGAACCAAACTGTCCTACAGGAGTTAGCAGATTGATATTGTTTGAACCAACAAAGGTCTGCGCCATTCCTACAATCGTCGATGTGAGAGAAGCCTCGCCGTGATGGTAGGCAGCGTGCTCTGAAACATAGCCTGCCAACTGTGCAACGCGCACCTCCGCCTTGAGGCCACGCTTGAAACAACCGAACAGAATCTTTCGCTGCGAAGGCTTGAGGCCATCCATCAGATGCGGTAAACTACGGATGTTATCTGCATTACTGAAATGAATGAGTTCATCATTAATGAACTTCGTGTAGGGAATCTGAACACCTCCAGTAATCTGAAGGACGCGCTTGGGATCATAGGTTGCCAACCAGCGCTTACGGTCATCTGCACGCTTCTTGCTGAAAGCGAGCGAGAAAGAATCATCTGACTCCTGGTCCCAAGTATACTTAATCTCATGAAGATTCTCGAACCACTCACGAGCCTCTGCAGGGGTAGATGTGCCTAGACCCTTATAATACTTCAGAGTCCAGCCCTTGAGGCTTGCATCACCCTGGCTCTCCTTCCAAGAGTCAAACTCCGTCTGATTATAGAAGGAGCGCACTTCGCCACGCTTGCTCGCCTTCAGCAGCGGAGTTGCAAGAGAGCAGATGAATCCAAGTTTCATGAGTTCCTGCCACTCGGTATGGAACAGGTTCATGAGAAGGCCCTTGATGTGAGAGCCATCATCATCTTGATCTGCCATCACCATGACGCGACCATAACGCAGTTCCTTCATACTCGTATACTTCTTGCCTTGCTCCAGGCCAAGAATCTTCTTAATTGAGGTGAGTTCCTCGTTTTTATTGAACTTGTCCATCGAAATATCCTTGACATTAAGCATCTTACCCTTGAGAGGAAAGACGCCCCACTTCTCACGGCCCACCACCTTGAGGCCAGTAATCGCACTTGTGGCGGCTGAATCTCCCTCCGTGAGAATCAAAGTACACTCAACTGACTTGTTCGTACCGGCCCAGAGAGCATCCTCCAACTTCGGCAATCCGCGAAGTGTGCGCTTCTTGGCTCCATCAGTCTTCTTAGCATCGCGTGCGAGTTTAGCGTCAAGAATGGCCTGTGCCTCATCGAGAACACCGGCCTTGACGAGGCCATCGGTCAACTTTCCACCATAGGTCGGCGTGCTGCCAAACTTGCCAGCAGGTGTGGTAAGCGTCTCCTTCGTCTGTGAATCAAAGGAGGGATTTACAATCGTTGCGTTTACAAAGAGAGTCACTGCATCCTTCAGTTGTGCAGGCTTGATATCAAGTTTGCGCTTCTTGGCTGCTAGTTCACAGATGTCCCCCAATAGGTGCCGCTGAACAGAGTCAACGTGCTTTCCACCCTTGCGGGTATTAATACCGTTTGCGAAACTGATATGGCGGTCCTCAGGTGTTCCCTGATCATCGCTAAAGAGCGTACGAGTAATGACGGCTGCGACCTCCCAACGGGGGCCACAGCGCTCATAGGCAACGGATGCATTGTCACGCAGAAAGAGGCGAACAAACTTCTCAAAGGTGTTTGTCTCAATAACGGTGCCATTGTAGGCCACCTTCACATCCTTTCCAGCCATGGCAGCGACCTCAATTGCACGAGTGTGAAGAACTGTCTTCATGTCGTCAATGATATCGGTACCAGACTCAATGCCATGAAAGCGTGCCAGATCAGGGCAGAAGGTCACGGTTACAAAGCCCTTCGTTGCCTTCGCCTTCTTAATCGAAGCCTTCTCGCAGATGCTCATGTTCTTGCGCCAGGTCTGCGTATAGGTTGATTCATAGGCAGGGCTACGTGTACTCACGGTAAATTTCGTACTGAAGATGTTTGCCAACTTCGCACCATATCCATTCTTGCCACCGACAATCTTCTCCTCTTCCTTGTTGTAGTTGCCTGAAGTCAGCAAATGTCCAAAGATGAGTTCAGGAGCATAGACCTTCTCAGTGGCGTGCATCTCAATGGGAATGCCATCACCGTCGTTTTCAACCGAAACAGTAAAGACGCCTTCCACGACTCCACAAGTGATATCAATTCGCTTAATGGGCGTCTTGCCCTTCTCCGTTGTACTACGAACAAGAGCATCTCGTGCATTGACTACGACTTCATCGAAAATCTTGTAAAGTCCAGGGTTGAAGCGCAGGGTGCGGTGTACCATCTTCTTGGATGCATCATCATAGACCCAACGAGTCTCATCAACTGTCTCTGTGCTTCCGATATAAGTATCAGGAAGTTCAAGGATATGCTCGCGATGAGTGTGCTTCTTATATTGGTCAGCCATGATTCAATGATATTTCTACTAGTATATCAATACCCACCCTTAGGCTTTCAAATTTGTACGGCGGCTTTTGCGGGCCTTGCGGCCCTTGCGGCTTTTGCGTGTCTTTCTACGGTAGCGTCTACGCTTGCCACCTGCTGCAGCAGCCGTGGGCATTGGCTGCATCATCATAGGCTGTTGTATCATAGGCTGCTGCATCATTTGCGGTTGCATCATAGGCTGCTGCATCATTTGCGGTTGCATCATAGGTTGCTGCATCATAGGTTGCTGCATCATAGGTTGCTGCATCATAGGTTGCTGCATCATTTGCGGTTGCATCATAGGTTGCTGCATCATAGGTTGCTGCATCATAGGTTGCTGCATCATAGGTTGCTGCGACATCATCATAGGCTGTTGCAGTTGAGGCATAATAGGCTGCTGCACCACCACAGGCGCAGATACTGCATTGACTATAGCAGCTTCCTCCTTAATAGCCTTTGCTGCAGCCTCCCCACAAATCTTTGTAAAACTTGTATCAATTGCCTGTTTTAGAACAGTCATAACAGCATCACTTTTACGAGCCTTACATGCAGCAACTGCAGGTGGCGTAGCAAGAGCAATCTGTAGGGGAGCGGCAACAAGACCCGCCTGTGTCTTCATTAAATCAAGAGTCTGCTCCATAACAATTCGTACTGCCCCAGTTCCAGGAATTGAACTTGCCTTGAGTTTCACCGATATCTTCTCCTTCATGGTATCAATTACCTTTTCGATAAATTCTGAGGGGTTATCACATAAAAGTTCAAAATTATCTTTAATTAAATCAACTAGTTTGTCTTTGAAATCGGGACCCAAATAATCACAAAATCCCATTCTACTAAGTAGATGGGAAAGAACCGCAAACAGAGAGGCGGCCAAGTCTCCGCAGGTGCACCTCTGCAATATTTTGATCCAAAGTATCAACAACCCTCAGCCCCTGCTGGACAAAATGTAGGTAATCCGACCTCTCCGCTTGTAGTGCGTCCGGGTCTATTACAGCAATCTGGTGGTTTCTATCCTAGTGTGATGGGCGGAGTGATTCAGAATGCAGGACTTCTCTTTCCCGTGGCCGCTCGCCAGGGCATGAGTCTCTTCTCCAAGTATAAGAACAACAAGAAGACGCGCAAGGTGCGTAAATCCCGTAAGACACGGAAAGCCCGCAAGCAAACACGAAGGGCGTAAATTTGAACTGCCCCCCGTGCAAACTAAAAACTAGACTATATGGAATTAGCGCAACGCGCCACTACAATTCGACGCATTGCTGAAGAAGGACTCTTATACGAAGAAGTTCTGAGAAAGAAGCAGCAGAATGCATGGAAGTCATGGATCCTCTATGTAGGAGGTGCTACAGTTCTCATTCTCTCAGTTCTCTCATCAATGTACTTGACGCATGATATGATTCGCGGCGCACTGATAAGTGCATATACACGTTCCGAAAAGACACAAGATGTTATCACATCTTCTTTCTTCTCACTCTCAAGTCTCGGTCTCATTCCACAACCAATTGACCAACCCTTTCTACCCGAGTCAATTGCCCTAAAAACACTTGAACTGCAGGAGGCATACAGTAAAACAAATGTTGCCCAGACAAATACAACCAGTCTACAAGTGGAACTACAACGTCTCGAAATACTACAAGCCTCTGTTCAACAAATGGTCTCTATCGCCGAGCAGGCGGCCAAACTCACATCGCAACATTTCTCTCTTCATTCAATTCATAGCCAACTTCCAATGATTCTTGCGGCCGCGGCTACAAATGCCTCCTCTCTAAACAAGAATCTCTGCACAGTCTCCTTTGGTAGAGAAACCTGTCAACAGGCAAGCAGCGAGTATCAGCGAGCCTTATCTCTCTATACATCACTTCAGTCACAGGTGCGGCGCTTGAACACAACGGAAGGTACATTTGAAGTACTCTACGAG